GATCCGACTCCATTCTAAAGAATGTGCGGATTGTAATACCATTCGAACAATTCGCGTCCCCGTGAAACAATCACGGGGTATTTTTTTGAATCGATGTTGTTGCCTTGCCCGTCGACCCAATACGGGTGAATGTGCGGATTGTATCGCAATTGTTCACCGACAAATTCATCAATGGTTGACGGTTGAACGATTTCAAACTGTTTGCACGCGACCCATGCGCAAACAGTTTTGTTCGTTTCGCCGGTGTAAATTCGATCGGCGGCGCGGCGGTGATTTTTCAATTCGCATTTGAACATGACGATTGACCATTCATCAGGGTCAATGAACGTCGCGACATCACCGGTTTGAATTCGCCATGTGCGGTAATGTTCACCGTGACCTAGATGAAATCGAATTTTTGTCATCGGCGACGCCGTCTTATTTTGTTCGGTTTTTTGGTGCCTAGTTTTTTGCGAAACATCTCCACACGTCTTTTTCGGGCAATTGCAGAATTGATCGAAATTGGTTCCGGGTGTTTCAGTTCATCGTAGATGATTTCACCCGATCCAATCGCGTCAATCGATCCGTGTTGTGGTATGGGTTTCATTTCCATGAAAAGATTATACGACACCGAAAACCAAAAGCGCAAAAAGAAACCCGGCGAGGGGATGCCGGGTATTGATGCGGCTGGTTATGGGACCGCGAAAGCGTGATTGAAAAATACCCGGTGAAGGGGGCACAACACCGGGTATTTCCGAACGGTGTGCAACGAGGCAACGAATGCACAACCGAATCATACCTGACTCGCACGTCAGGTCAATCACATTTCAAAAAAAAAAGTTGATTGTGTTTCGCGAAAAATCAAATACGATCGATCATGGCGATTGTTGATCAGCATCATCTGCGGATCGGGCAACGGTCATCGATTGTCATTCCCATTATTTCACTCAAAACCCGGTTATGTTGTGTTGGCACTTTATCCAGTCGAATCGACGAAAATGAATCGACGAAAAAGAACCAAATCGATTTTTCACCTAGAACGGTGTGCCGAATGGGCGGCATCGTGTATCAACGGACAGTCGACGTGTGGTCGACGAGGGGCGTTGATTTCAAAGAATGAATGCGAAATTGCTGTTTCTGTTATCGACAGTTTTATCCGGGCAACGGGTGGATATTTGATTCCACATTTCCGACGGAACGTCCCGGTCATCCGTGATATTGATCAAAAAACGGCGAGTATAAGCAGGATTTGCACGACAACGAACAAAATCGAAATTGAGTGATTGAACATTAGGGTGTTCATCGATTCGATTCATAAAAGAACCGACGACATCCCCGATACCCTACGACCTGCGATTGATCGACCATCGTTCCAGACCGTTGATCCGATCCAGTGTTATCCGGGGGGATGCCGTCGGTGTGTCTATTGTACGGTGACACTGTAAAAAATAAAATGGTTCATCGGGTTGCGGTTCAGGGGTTCCCGGCGTAGGGACAAAAATCCCTGACAAGCGTACCGCGACCCGATTTCTAAAAAACTTTTCGATTTTTGTCGAGTAGGGTTTGACACATGGTCGATTATAGGTATAATTGGGACATAACGAACAACACAACAACTAGAAAGGCGAAATCATGTTTCAAACCAAAACTGTAAAATCTGTCACCGCGTTCATCGAATTTGATGGTGTACACACAATCTGATTTTTCAACCCAAACGCCGGGTCGACATCGACCCGGTACAATCCAAATTTTTGAAAGGCAAAACAACAATGACTGACGATCGAAAAAACCGACTTGTTTCAAAAATCAAAGCGATGTTGAACATCGCTGCAAATGATGCATCGACCGACAATGAAATTTTTGTCGCGATGGAACAGGCGCGAAAACTGATGGAACGTCATCAGTTGACTGAATCTGATTTGGAATCATCGACGATCGATGATGACAAACGAAAAATTGATGAGGCTGATTTCACCCGCGCAACATCAGAAACCGCTGGAAAGTTGTATTTTTGGGAAGCTGAATTGTGCGATTTTGTCGCACAATTCGTCGGTGCTGATTGGTACCGATCACGCGAGTACGTCAAAAACGTGTTCGGGCAGTACCAACAAACACCATCCGGTCGATACAAAAAAACATCGGTTGTTGTTTGGTTTGGTGTCGCCGAATCGGTGGTCATCGCGAAACAGGTGTTCGACGAATTGCGATCGATCATTTCGACGATGGCGTTTGGCAAATACGGCAAGGTGTACGCCGGGGAAGGCGCAACGTATGGGATGGGGTTTGTTTCAGGTCTGAATGAAAAATATCAGACGATCGTGAAAATCGAGGAACAGGTACAATCAACCGCACTGACCGTTCGAAAACAAGAATTGTCAGAATACGTCGAGGAAAAGGCGAAACAGTGGTTGAACGATGAACACGGTGTGAAACTACGATCATGCCGTGCAACCAGTACAGTTAGTACCGACGGCGAAGCGTATTCCGACGGTCGCGCTGACGGATCGAATTGTGATGTTGATGCGACTCGTCGTCGAAAATTGACATAGGGTGTTTGCAACGTTGCGGGTTGATGGTTATCATCAACCCGCATATTTTGAAAGGCAAAATCATGAACGTTGATCAGATGTTTTACGATCATCATCGGTTGTTGTATCGAATTGCTGTTGCATATCACCATCACACCGGGATCGATGTCGAGGAATTGAAAAGCGAAACGCATGTCGCTTTCATGAAGGCGGTCAAACAGTACGAAACACATCGTTCAAAATTTACGACGTATTTGACGCATGTGACAAAAAATCATTTGGCATCCCTTGCCAGAAAACATGCACGGCGATCGAATTGGGTAGAGTTCGTACCGCTGCCGACAACCGATTCAACTGAGATCAGCACACCCGTACCGCCGTCGTCGTTTGAATACATGGAACAGTTGCGGGCATGCCTGTCGCCGTTAGCTTGGCGAATCGCACAAATGGTGATGTGCGGTGATGCCGTTGTCGAATACGGCAAGCGATTGCAGTCTCGCGAAAAAATCGAAGATGTTTTAGAGGCAGACGGCGTCAAACAGTCTAAATGTGTTCAGGCATTTCATGAAATTCGTGATGCACTATCAGAGGTGGCAGCATGATTGAATTGTTGCCGCATCAAGTTGAAGGCGTCGAGTTCATCACCGAACGCGAATCTGTATTGTTAGCAGATTCGATGGGACTAGGAAAGACGGCGCAGGCGATTCAGGCGATGTTGAGAAATCAACATTGGTTACCCGCTGTCGTCGTGTGTCCCGCGTCCCTGAAATACAATTGGCGTGATGAGTTTTGGAAAAACGGGTCACGTCTGCCGGTATCGGTTTGTGATGGCAGGGAACCACCAGCCAAAACAAGCGAATTCGATTTATCGGTTTCACCGGTGCATGTGATCAATTATTCAATTTTGCCGTATTGGGTTGATTACTTCAAATCGATCGGTGTTCGTACGGTCGTGTTTGATGAAATTCAAGATTTGACAAACCCAAAAGCCAAAAAAACAAAGGCGGCACAAAAATTGTCGGCGTTTTGTGATCGGTCGATCGGGTTGTCAGGAACGCCGTTGTACAACCGTCCGATCGAACTTTGGCCGATCGCGAATATGCTTTGGCCCGGCAAATTAGGCGGGTTTCGTGATTACACGGAACGGTATTGTGATGCTCGATTGATGCCGTGGGGATGGGATTATTCAGGGGCGTCAAACCTCGACGAGTTACACCACCAGTTGTACGGATTGGGGATGTTGCGTCGAAAGAAATCGGCGCTGAATTTGCCACCAAAAACACGAAAGATCGAAACGGTTGCAGTCGATGATGATGATGAGTATAATTTGTGCCGTGATGATTACGAATCGTGGTTGATGCGTTTCGCGCCTGAACGCAGGGCGAAAGCATTGAAGGCGAAAAAGTTGACACAGATCGGCAATTTGATGCGACTCAGTTCCCGATTGAAAATGCGATCGGTAATTTCGTGGGTTAATTCATTTTTGCATCGAACTGATGAAAAAATTGTGTTGTTCGCGTATCACAAAAAAGCGATCAATCTGTTGCAACGACATATCAACGCAAAGTGCGTGTCGTTGACAGGATCGACGATGCAGCACAAACGACAGATGGTTGTTGATCAGTTTCAGAATGACCCTGAAACACGGGTGTTCATTGGGAATTTGATCGCGGCATCGACAGGGATCACATTGACGGCGGCGCGAGTCGTGGCGATGTGTGAATTGTATTATCGTCCGATCGATTTGTTGCAGGCAGAGGATCGGGTTTGGCGAATTGGTCAAACCCGACCGTCGTGGATTTATTATCTCGTTGCCAACAATACACTAGAACCGGCGATGTGTCGGTTGTTGCAGCAAAAACAGGACATCATTTCGGCAATCCTCGACGGGGATATGATCGGCGAAATTGATGATTTTAACATTCATGAAGAATTACAAGCTGAACTAAATAAGGACCGACAATGGTTGTTTCCACCAAACAAAAATCGAAATCGAAAAAAACAGGGTCGGGTTCGTCTGAACGGGTAAAATACCTGATTCGCGGTCTGACGAAAGACGAACGTGCGTCGTTGAAACGCCGGGCGTTGGATTACACCGACGACATCGACAGCATGTCGCGATTGGTTCGAACACTGGTCATTTTGTTCAATCGTGGACAGATTGAAATCGATGAGGTCGTGGACATGCCACCGACATCGGATCGGTGTTTGTACATGCTTAACAATATCATCGAAAAAGAACGTGACCGATTCAGCAAAAAATCGGCGTCGGTGATCGACGATCGTGATGCGATGAATCGCGTGATGCGTACATTGGTCGTCAATTTTCTCGACGGCAAAATCGAAATCGACGAATTGGTTCCATCGGCACCGCTGTGAATATTGAACAGTGTTTGATCGATGGTGGTGTTCATTATGTCGATTCGTCGCATCACCATGTTCGCCGGGGTTGGGTCGGTGCAGATTGTCCCGACTGTTCACCCGGTCAACAAAAATTTCGATTGGGTTTTGAATTGGCAACCGGTCGATGTAATTGCTGGTTTTGCGGATTGAAATCCGGTTTTGACATGTTGGAACACCTGACAGGTTTTCCCCGTGGAAAAATTGCGTCGTATTGGTTTGATGATCATTATGAAAAGCCGACGTCGATCGAAATCGAATACAAGCCGAAACATGTCCCGCGTGTCATCAAACCAAAAGGATTGGAAGAATTAGGACCGGCACACCGTCGGTATTTAGAGTCGCGGGGATTTGATCCCGATGAAATTGTCAGAATTTGGGGCGTCAAAGGATTGGCGAATCGTTCTGAAATTGGTTGGCGGATTTGGATACCCATTCGGAACAAATCAGGTTTGGTCGTTTCGTGGACATCACGCGCGATCACAGATCGTGAAAAATTGCGGTACCTGTCGGCAAAGGAATCAGAGGAAGTTGAACCGCATAAAAAATTGTTGTACGGGGAACACCTCGTCATGGGATCATCGGTGATTGTGTTTGAAGGTCCGATCGATGCGTGGTCGGTTGGTCCGGGAAGTGTTGCAACATGTGGTACAGGATTTGAAGAATCACAGGTTGCGAGATTGGCACGGTATGCCCGGCGGGTGATTTGTTTCGATTCATCACCAGACGCACAGACACGGGCGGATGATTTGTGTCGGCGGTTGGAAATGTTTGACGGTGAAACGATCCGTGTGGAATTAGAAACCGGGGACGATGCAGCGGAATCAGATCAGGCTGAACGGGACGAATTGAGACGACTTTTTTTGTGAAAAAGCGTTTCACAGTTGTTCGTCGTGACGTATGATCGATTGCAGTTGGTGCGTTATTTGCCTTTCACACCAACAACGTCACCCGGTGTTTCAAAATCCGCCGGGTGATTTTTTTTTGAAAGTGAACGGATGGAATTTTTCGAAAAGAGGCAATCGAAAAAATCTGATCAGGCGGAAGAATTATCGAAACGATTTCGCGCCGGATTGATTCGAAAACGAAAGATCAAAAACCGAACACCGTATCGGTCGTGGTCACGTGAATTTCAAAAGGCGATCGACGACGGTGTTTTTTCTCCAGATGTCGCGTCACAAGTCGTCGATTGGTACATCGAAAATGTCGGCGGTGAATTCATCCCGGTCGCTTATTCAGCGAAACAGTTCGTCGAAAAGTTCTCTCGAATCGTGGCACAGATGGAACGTTATGGGGAATCCATCACGTCGACAAAAAAGGCGACAAAACCAAAAACGAAATTGTACATTTCCGGTTTTGTTTCGAAATCTGAATACGAAAAACGATGTCGTGAATTGGATCAGATCGAGGCGGAAAAATTGAATCGACCTGATTTTGTGGCGGACCGTCCGTCGTGGGTAGATTTGTCCCCGCATGTTGTGGTTGCTTATGAATTCCAGTACATCAAACGTGACGAATTGACCCGGTGGGCGGAATCGTGGTCGCGTGATCATGGTCGTGATTTTCCCTATGATCATTTTTTGGCGATCGGAGAAAAACGCGGGTTGTTCGGCGCTGCTGAAAACGAACAAACGCGTGAATTCCGTCAGGTGTTATCATGAAAGTTCATCGCGATTACGACGACGGGGTTGATGTTCGTAAGTTATTGGCGGCGATGGTTTATAATCACGGATTCATCGCGCAGATTTCCGCCGAATGGACACGGTCAGGATTGTTTGCGTCGACATGGGCAAACATGATCGCCGGTTGGTGTGTGGATCATTTCAATCGATATCACCTTCCTATCGGAAAAAACATTGAGGTCGTTTTTGATCGATGGGACGAAACCCGACCTGATGACGATCCCGTTGCAGAATCGATCGATGATTTTTTGTCAGGGTTGCCTGATGAGGGTGCGGGGGATGATTCCGTTGAATTTCTGGCAGATTTGGCAGGTCGTCATTTCGGCAAAGTTCGGATTGCCGCGACGATGGAATCAATCAATGATTTTTTGGATCGCGGCGACCCTGATCGGGCGTATGAGCTATTCGAGAACACACACAGGATCAACATCGGGCACAACGCGTATAGCATGCCGCTGACCGATTTCGGGTTATGGGATGCGGGATTTCAGATGATCACAGATCGATCATTTGAATTGATCACGTATCCGGGGGTTGCCGGGGATTTTTTCGAAGGTGCGTTTCGGATCGGCGAACTATATGGATTCATGGCACCGGACAAAACCGGGAAATCAACGTATTTGATCGACGCGACGTATCGGGCGTTGCGGCAGGGTTGGCGGGTCGCTTATTTCGACACAGGTGATTCGAATGAGGCGGAAGTGAATCTAAATTTAGGGCTGCGGGCAACGAGGTCGGCACCACCGGGGGTCGATGTTTTCGAACCTGTTTTGTGGGAACAGGAAATCGAGGATGATCCGTCGTCCGATTGGGTATTGGAACGGTCAGACAATCCGCGACCTGTCGTTGAATCCGTGGTTGCGTACCGGCATTTGCGAAAATTGTCGTCGAATGGGCAACGATTTAGATTGTCGTGTCATGCGAATTCGACACTGTCTGCATCTGATTTGCAGGGGATTTTGTCAGATTGGGATCGTCAAGATGATTGGCGACCGCATGTCGTGATTGTTGACTATGCTGACATTCTGAGTGACCCGCCGGGGTTTTCGAACAAACACGAAGCGATCGACCAGAATTGGAAAACGTTGCGTACGATATCCCAAAAAAATCATTGCCTGTTGTTGACGGCGACCCAATCTAATGCGGCGGCATACGGCAACACGAAAGCGTTGTTGAGTCGATCCAATTTTTCAGGATCAAAGGGAAAGTTAGCGCACGTGAACGGTATGATCGGGATCAATGTTGCTGACGATGAACGCGAACAACAATGCGCGCGATTGAATTGGGTCGTTCGGCGAAAAGTCAGAGGAAAACAGCGGTCGCGAAAAGTCATCCACACCGCTGGTTGTTTCGATAGTGTCGAACCAATCATTTTGTCGAGGTGGTGATATGGTCAGACGAAAACTGGGATTCGGACCGTTTCGGCACAAAAGAACAAAACGACAGGAAAAAATTCGGATGTGTTTGCGCAAGGTGGCGTATAGTCGATCGTCAGAAGTGCCATCGCATCTGAATTCATACAAATGCCCGCATTGTCGGAAGTGGCACACAACATCATCATGATTATTCCAAAAAACATCGCGATCAAATTGTTCACTGAAACGGGTGTTTCGTCCCATGCGGAAAAGTGGGGTGATGATCGATTGTTGCACAAACTGAACAGTTTCAAAGGGACAGTTGATGAATACCTCGACCGACCTGAAAATGAGATGATGTGCCGATGGTTTATCGCTGTTTTGGCGGCGAATGAATCCGGGGATGTTATCGAAATCGGTGATGATGTTGAATTGTCAGACGATGAAAAAGGCACGGCACCGGAAACGATCGACATTCCTGATGATTTGAATTTGGACACGAATCGAGGTCCGAAAAAAGGATTGCAACGAACCCGTATGTATTGGGCGGGCGTTGCGTTGGCGAATCTGGGAACGCATGAAATCACACAAAAACACATCGATTTCGTTGATGCGAATTATCGTCCGACTGGAAAACACAAACCGAATGCGATTGCATCAAAGGAATGTTTGACGAAATCGCTGGCGGCGCTGTCCGGGTACAACAACAAAAACGATCGCGCGATATTCGACGACGATCAAGATGCCCGGACAGAGCAGGCGGAAAACGGATTGCGGGGGTTTTTCTGATGGATTCGTTTATTCTCGATTCAGGGGCGTTCACAGCGTTTACGCGTGATGTAGAAATCGATTTGACGGCATACATTGAATTTTGCCGTCAGCATATTGACGACGTTGATTATGTTGTTGCGTTGGATGTGATTCCGAAAGGAATCAGAACATCGCAAGTTTTCGACGATGTGTGTCGTCAAAATTGGAATAACTGGAAACAAATGTGCAACAGATTGCCACGCGAAAAAATCATTCCGGTTTTTCATCGTGGGGAATCGTGGGAATGGTTGCGACGATATATCGACGCCGGGTGTGAATACATCGGATTTGGTCAGATGCGTCAGAAACCGGGTAAAGCGATTCACGATCAAGATATGTTGATGTGGTTCGCCGACATGAAACGGCATTTGATCCCGGAAGGTACCGACACACCGATCGTAAAAACACATGGATTCGCGGCGACTGGATTGGATGTCATGCAGTTGTTTCCGTGGCATTCTGTTGATTCGTCGACATGGGTGAAATCCGCCGGATATGGTCGGGTGTGGATTCCAAAAGAACGCAGAGGTAAATGGGATTACCTTGATCCATGTGTTGTAAATTTTTCGCCCAAATCGCCGACGAAATACAAAAAGGGGGATCACGTTTGTAATGTGACATTCACCCGACGCAATCAAATCGTTAGGTATCTGAATGAAATCGGTATGCGTGTCGGGGAATTTGAACGCGTCGAGGTGCCGGACGATTACGAAAAACCTGAAGTCGTCGAACAATGGGTCGACACGTCCAAGTCAGGCGCCGTGTATCGCGAAAAATCACCGGGATTGTCGACCCGATTATTGCATCGAAAGATTTCGAACGCGAAATTCATTCGTCGTTTTCAGGACACACACCCATCGATACAGAAAATTTATTTTGCCGGTATCGAAGACGCTGAACCAGAAATTCTGGATTTAGTTGATCACGGGTTGATGTCGTTTTTTTACATCCACAGTTCGCCGACCATACGAAAGATGTTCGACGGAATCATTGAGAGGTTGAAAGATGCGCGTAAATCGTGAGGAATTGTTGAAAGTTTTGGAATCGGTCGTTCCCGGACTATCAAACCGGGAAGTGTTGGAACAGTCAACGTGTTTCGCGTTTCGTGGTGGCAGGGTATTCACATTCAACGATGAGGTCGCGTGTACGCGATCAACCGAACTCGACATTGAGGGCGCCGTGAAGGCGGAAAAATTGCGATCGGTGTTGTCACAATTGCCTGATGATGATGTCGACATTGTCGTTGAATCTGACGACAAGGGTACCCGATTGAAAATTAAATGTCAGGGAAAACGGTCGTGCGGCATGCCGATCGAAAAAACGGTTGCATTGCCGATCGATGAGGTTGAGACGCCGAACGATGCCGATTGGCGTGAACTGCCGGACGAATTCGGGGATGCTGTGCGCATCGTCCATTCGTGTGCGTCACGCGATCAGTCGCAATTTGATCTGACATGCGTCCACATGACGGGGTCATTCATGGAAGCGTGCGACCGGTTCCAAATGGCGCGGTATCAGATTGAATCGGGCATCGATGGTGATGTTTTGGTTCGTGCTGCATCGCTGAAATCAGTGGCGGATTTGGGGATGGTTGAGATTTGCGAATCAGATCACTGGTTGCATTTTCGAAATCGATCGGGGTTGATCGTATCCTGTCGCCGATTCATCAACGATTCTTATCATGATCTGTCCCCGTATTTGCAAGGGTCGGGTGATAAGATCGTATTGCCCGGTGGATTAGAGGAAATCATCAAACGGGCGGAAATCTTTTCAGTTGACAACGTCGACGGCAATACCGTTTTGGTCGATCTGAACAATGGTTGGATTTCGTTGAAGGGTGAAGGTCCGTTAGGTTGGTACATGGAACGAAAACAGGTCGAATACAACGGGGATCATTTGCGGTTTCGCGTTGGTCCGAAAATGCTGGTCGAGTTGTCGAAAAAATCGAACGATTGTTTGTTGGGCGAACGTCGTTTGATGGTCGATGGTGGTGTTTATCAATACGCGACCGTGACGGAAATCACCAACGGCGAATAACCGATGTCACTTGGATTTTTCGAAAAAGAAAAAACGCACCGACCGATCACTGCCGCTGATTTGCCAAAATGCGGTGAATGTGGTTTGAAGTCGGGTTGCGTGAATCCCATGATGCCCGTATCAGGCAGCGGGAAATCGCGTGTGTTGATCGTTTTGCCGCGACCGCATGGAATAGATGATCGTGCGAACAAGTGGATCACAGGCGGCAGGCGGTCGATTTTAGAGGGTGGTCTGAAGTCTGCCGGGTTGACGTGGGACGATGTTTGGTTGACAGGTGCGACGATTTGTGGATCAGACGAAAAAGCTGATCCGAAACAGATCGATTTTTGTCGACCGAATATCATGAAAACAATGGCGGAACTCGATCCTGATGTCGTGGTGTTGGCGGGACAGGCACCTATTCGATCAGTGATACAACCGACATGGATCAAATCGATCAGTAATTACGATCCGTGGATTTATGGCGGGTGGAACATTCCATCGCATTTTTACAATCGATGGATTTGTCCGACATATGATCCGACGTATGTTCGGGATCAGGAAGCGAACGGAAAACCGTCGGCACCGGTTGCAGATTTGTGGTTTCGCGAACACCTGTTTCAGATCAAAAAATTGATTGGAACGCGACCATTCGATGTTGATCCGCCGGATTACACAAAACAGGTCGAAGTGATTCGGGATTCAGATGAGGCGGCGTACAGGATCAGGCGTTTTTTGTCATCGACAAAACCGGCGACGATAGACATCGAAACCAATCGATTGAAACCTGACCACAATGGATCGAAAATTCGATCATGCGCCGTACATTGTTCTGGTGAAGTCGTATCGTATTTGTGGGAAGGCGGCGCGATCGATGCGACATTAGAGTTGATGCGATCCGATGTGCCTAAAATTGGCGCGAACTCAAAATTCGAAGATCGTTGGTTCGGTGTGCTGTACAATACGCATTACAACAATTTGATTTTCGATACGATGCTGGTCGCGCATTGCCTCGATAATCGAGGTACAAAATCTGACGACGAAAAGTCGCCGGGGTTGTCGTCTGTCAAATTTCAGGGATACGTGCGATTGGGCGTGACGTGGTCCGGTAAAATGGACGCGTATTTCGAAAGTGGTGACGATGGGTGGAATCGTGTTTTCGATGCACCGGTTGAGGATTTGTTGATTTACAACGGCATGGATGTTTTGATCGAACACAAAATCGCAGTTTTACAGCGCAAGGAATCAGGAATATGACCGAACATGAAAAACGATGTCGACGATGGGGAATTGAGCGCAATTTGTTGAATGCATCGACGCCGGGCATCCAAATGGTTTTGGTGATTGAGGAAACATCAGAATTTTTGGAATACCATGTCAGTCGGACAGACAACGGCGGCGGTGTGCCAGATGAACAACGCCGCAATCGGCGAATCAAGGGCATGAAAGATTCGATCGGGGATGCCCGCGTTTTTATGATCCAGTGTTGTTCGTTTTACTCGTTTGATTTTCATGATTGTGACAACGAGGCGACCAAAACTGTCGATGATTTCATTCCCGGTGATGATGATGTTTACGACAAATTGACTGCGATCATCGCCAAGATCAACACAGAAGTTACACGGGCGATGATGGCGATCGAATCTGGTGATTCCGTCGATTTGAAACAGCGAATCGGCAATATCAATCGCGGGTTTTTGGCGTTGATCCCTGACCCATCAATGATTGACGAGTGTGATCAAATCGCATGGGATTCAATCAAGGATCGGCAAGGGATGTTCATCAACAAAAAGTTCGTCAAGGAACAGGATTTCACGCCGGAACAACGTCAACAGTTCCATCAGATGCAACGCAACAACAAAATGTACGCCGATAAAATGTTGGGTGATGCCTGATGTCGGTAATCCCCGCTGTACCACATGAACGACGTGCATTTGATCTGTTGTTGCAGGGATCACAGGCGTTATCACAGGTCGAAACGAACGGTTTCCGCATCGATACCGCATATCTGGAACGGGCAATCGCGTGGTCAGAGGAAACGTTGAAGGGACTATACGACGATTTGCGAAAGGATGAATTTTGGAGTGATTGGAAAAAGTCGTATGGTACCGGGGCAAACATGCAATCACGAAAACAATTCGGTGAAATGCTGTTTGATGTCCGTGGGTACGAATGCCGAAATTATACCGGCGACGATACGAGCGAAAACCGTCGCGCGAAAACCGACCCTGAATCATTGAGTCACATCGATTTGCCGTTTATCAAAAAATGGGAATCGTGGCAGCAATTGACGAAATGCAACAGTACATTTTTGAAGGGTATTTTGGCGGAAGTTGACGACCGTGGGTATTTGCATCCGGTGTTCAATCTGCATTGTGTTTCGACGTACCGTTCATCATCAGATTCGCCGAATTTCCAAAACTTCCCGGCACGCAACAAACGTCTGTCGCGATTGGTACGCCGGGCATTCATTCCCCGCGACAGTCATGTGTTGTGTGAAGTCGATTTTGGTGCGTTGGAATTTCGCGGCGCGGCGTGTTTTTGGCGCGATCCTGCAATGTTGGAATACGCCGCTGACATGTCTTTGGATATCCACCGCGATATGGCGGCGGAAGTGTTCGGTGTATCCCGCGATCAGGTATCAAGCATGGCGCGCACGATGACGAAAAACGGTTTCGTTTTTCCAATTTTGTACGGGTCGTGGTACAAATCATGTGCGGTTGCGTTGTGGGAAGCGATCGCAAAAATGGGTATCAAAACGGTCGATGGTGTTTGTCTGTATGATCATTTGTTGACCGATCACGGTATTCGGAATTTGGACGATTACACGGAACACGTTCGTAAAGTCGAGGAACGTTTCAACAATAAATTTTCACATTGGTCATCGGAAAAAGAAAAATGGTGGAACCTGTACCTGAAACGCGGGTGGTTCCCATTGATGACAGGATTTGTTTGCAAGGGTGAATATTCTCGAAACAATTTGATGAATACGCCGATTCAGGGTCCGTCATTCCATTTGTTGTTGTGGTCGTTGGCGCAATTGCAAAATTGGTTGGTTTCGAAAAACATGCGATCGAAAATTGTGGGTCAGATTCACGATTCGATCGTTTTGGATATCCATGAAAGCGAACTCGATGATGTGCTGAATATGGCACATCAAATCATGACTGTTTCGGTTCGTGAGCATTGGGATTGGGTACAGGTGCCGTTGATCGTCGAGGCAGAAGTTGCCACCGGTACATGGTTTGACAAACGCGAATATATCGATGATGGGTCAGGTCATTGGATCGCAAAACAAGTTGCATGAAAGGCATAAAAATGTCGTCACTTTACAATGAAGTCCGTCCAAAAAAATTTAGCGATGTTGTCGGGCAGGATGCTGTAATCGCAAAATTGAAATCACAGGGGAAGGCGGGAAAAATTCCTCATGCGATGCTGTTTCATGGTCCGTCGGGTACAGGCAAAACAACGTTGGCAATGATCGTTGCAAGTGCGTTGGGTTGTCGTGGTTTAGATTTGCAGGTGATCAACGCAGCGGCGACCCGTGGGATTGACACGGTACGGTCGTTGTTGGCTGGCGCGAATGCGGCGCCGTTGTACGGCAAATGCCGTGTGATCATTTTCGACGAGGCGCATCGATTGACACCAGAAGCGTTGGATGCGTTATTGCTCGCAACTGAGAATCCACCACCGTTGATGTATTTCGTGATGTGTACGACAGATTTCAACAAGCTGTCGAAAACCATCAAAACGCGATTCAGTCCGTATAAATTGAATCCAATCCGTGATCGGGATTTGGTTCAGATCATGCAACAGGCGTGTGAAAAAAAGAAATGGAAGTTGTCGAAAAAAGTTCTGACGCAGATCGCGTTATCGTCTGATCAGTCGGCGCGATTGGCGTTGGTTGTTTTGGAACAAGTAGCAGAACTTGAAACTGAATCCGAAATACTGGATGCGATCGAACCCGCAATCAAAGACACGCCGGGGTACCAGATTTTTCGAACGATGATGGACGGTCGGGCGTCGTGGGATCAGGCACGAAAAGTGTTGACGGCAATCAAGGAAACAGAGGAACCGGAATCATTGCGATATATGGTTTTGGCGTGTGCCGATAAGGCGTTACTTGATCCCAAATCGAGCGAAGAAAAACAGGATCGAGCGGCAGACATTATCGAAGAATTCAGATTTTCAATCGTCGAATCGAAATGGGCGGGGTTCGATTTGGCGGTGTTCAATGTGTTCAATCCAAAATCTCATGACTGATAAAATTTCATTGAGTGTTGACCCGGACGATTTAGAACGGGAATGGGAACGTCAGGCGGATTTGTCGACTGAATGGGCGGTCCGCGCTGCTGATTCTCATCGCAAATTTCAACATCTTGAAGCACGTTACAAATTGTTGATTGCGCAAAAGTCAAAAGAAATTCGGGCACAGTACGCCGACAAAAAAACGACGGAAAAGTTGATAGAAAATGAAGTCGTTTGTTGTCCTGACGTCGTACAATTAAGACAGGAAATGATCGAAGCGGAATACCTTGCCGATTTGTCAAAACAGATGGTCTTTTCAGTAGCGAATCGAAAATCTGTTTTGATCAATTTGACAGAATTCAACATGCGTCGATATTACGCTGACCCAAAAAACCAACAACAGTTGGAACCACCAGAAGCGGACACCGACGAAGGACACATCGATCGATCGTCAATTGTCAGTCGAAACCGAAACCGAACCCGGAAACGTAGGAGATAAAAATGGGAATGTCCCGCGAAGAACGCGCAAAACGACGACGTCAACGGGGATCAACTGCGCGTGAACGCGCTGAAACATTTAATGACGGTATGACGTCATCGTGTTTGATCGTCCCACCGGGGTTGAAGTTGTGGAAACCTGACGAGGGTTTGCACGAAGTTTCAATCGTGCCGTATTTTGCCGGGGAAGGTAATCCACAGGTTGAACCGGGTGTCGAGCACTACGAACGGACGTTTTACGTTTACAAGGAAATCGGACCTGAAAAAAAGTGGTTCGTGGCTCGCACAAAATTGAATTTGCCGGATTTCATGCAACGCATGAAAGCGCAATGTGCCGATGACCCGTCGTACGACAAAGACGCGATGAAAATTTTCATCCCGGCGATTCGTCAATTGTATTTGATTTACGATCACAACGACCCTGACACCGGTTTGCAGTTGTGGGACGTATCTTGGCACAATTTCGGCAAGTTACTGGAACGACGAATCCGAACGGCGCCAGAATCGAGGGGATGGGATTTTTTCTATTCACCCGAAACCGACGGAAAAATTCTTGCCATTGACATCGGTACTGATTCCGGCGGCAGTTTCACGTTCAAAAAAGCGATTGCGATTGATTTTGTCGATCGTGATGAACCACTACCCGATGAAATCATCGATCATTCGTACGTGTTGGATGACATGTTGCGAATCCCTGAAGATTCAGAGGTCGAAGCGGCATGGTATGGTGTTGCGGCAGGGGATGATCACGATGACGATGACGGTGACAAGTCACCGGCGTCGACACAACGTACAACGCGGCGACCACCGAAACCGGAACCGGAACCGGAAAAAACGGAACCGCGCACACGTCGTCGTCGCGACGATAAGGGTGACCCGGTTGACACCAAAACGGAAACCAAACGGGAAACGAAAACCAAACAGGAAACCAAACGGGATTCCATCAAGGAAGATTTGAAGGCATCCGACGCCGGGATTGAAATCGGTACGCGTGTTCGATGGAAGGGCGGCGAATGGGAAGTGATGAAAATTTCCCGCGATCAAACATCGTTGGTTTTGTCTAATGATGATGACGATGTCGAAAAGGCGATCGGTTGTGCAGAGGTCGAGGTTTTGGGATCAGTTGAACCTGAACCTGAACCTGAACCTGAACCGAATGACGAGGAACCGCCATTCGAGGCAACCGACGAGGAAAAGGCACCGGCAGAAACGGTCGCTGATTCTGAATTTGGTGAATGGGATTGATTCTGTGATCCGATCGGCGACCTGTTTTACGCATGGCAGGTCGCCGTTTGTTTTGTGTGCTGTTTGTGGAATGAAAAATGGGACGACCAAAAAAGAAACCTGATGAACCCATCGATGTCGACGCGACAGAAATTGAAAACGCAATGTCGTCGATCGGTGTGACAAAATACGACCGATCTAAAATGTGCGGTTGGGGGATCACGACCCTGAATATCGGGTGTTCCGGTTATCCTGACGTCGCGATCAAAAAAGGCGGGTATTATTTGATCATCGGTGGGAGTGAAACAGGTAAGTCGTGGTTATGTCGTCAGGCGCAAGCGGAAGCGTGTTACAACCCGGCATTCGATGACTATCAAATCGTATGGGATGACATCGAACACGGTGTTCACATGGACGATGAAAAGTATTTTGGCAAGGGTTTCGCCGATCGAGTTGAATCACCGATGTATCAGGGTGATGATCCAGTATATTCCGAAACTGTCGAAGAATTGTATTTTCATCTGATGGAACGGATGAAAAATGGTCCGGTGTTTTACGTTGTCGATTCAATGGATGCGTTGTCGGATCGTGCAACCCGAAAACAACAGGAAAAGATTTTCACGGAAGTTCGCGGCGGTGCCGATGCCGGTGGGGATTATGGCGGGGCGGCAAAAGCAAAAGTTAATTCGCAGATGATGCCGGACGTCGAAAAACGAATGCGCGAAACCGGGTCGATCGTTTTGATCATATGTCAGGAAAAAGACAATTTGAACGCGCAGATGTTTGGAAAACAGACGCGTTTTTCGGGTGGTCGCACCTTGAAATATCTCGCGCAATATCAATTGTGGTTGTACAATTTCGGCAAGATTGAAAAGACGGTCAAAGGATCGAAATACACGATCGGTCACGATGTGCGATTCAAGATCGAAAAAAATCGCATGTCAGGATTGCATCGTCATTCTGATGCACCGTTTTACCCGTCATACGGATTCCATGACATCGAATCGATGGTCGTCTATCTCAATAAAACGGCAAAGCATTGGTCGGGTGACGGCACGGCGACCAAACCGATTGTCGCGACTGAATTTGATGTCAGTTTGTCGAAATCGGAATTGATAGAATTCATCGAAAACAACAACTACGAATCGCGTTTGCAGGAAGTCACCGACACCGTTTGGAAAACGATCGAGGAAAAATGTCAGGTGACAGGGAAACGGAAGTACGGGTGATCTGATGGCGTACACGTACGCACTGATTGACGCAACATACCTTTGCAACCGGGCATGGAAATCGACCGGTCATTTGCAATATGAGGGTGAATCAACAGGTGTTGCGTTTGGGGTGTTTAATACTATTCAACAGGTACGCAATTTGTACGATCCGTTGGTGTTTGTGTTTGCATTTGATGCGCATGGCATACCAACAAAACGACATGAGGTGTACCCAAATTACAAATCATCCCGGCGTGAACGGTACGAAAACGAAACCGACGAGGAAAAAGAAAACCGCCGGTTGTTTTATGAACAGGTCGATAAGATTCGACGAGAATTGTTGCCAGAAATGGGATACCGCAACATTTTTCGAATTCCGGGATATGAGGCGGACGACGTGATCGCGTGGTTCGCTGAAAAAATCCATTCGTCAGAAAACGCGTTGATCGTGTCCCGTGATGGGGATTTGTTTCAATGTTTGTCGTCGAATGTCAGGTATTACAATCCCGTCAAGGGCGCCATTGTGACGGCGGATTCATTCCGCGCCGAATGGGGAATCCAACCATATCAATGGGCAGACGTGAAGGCGTTCGCCGGGTGTGGGACAGATGACATTGAAGGGATCAGGGGCATCGGAGAAAAAACAGCGGCGAAGTATATCCGGGGAGAACTCAAAAAAGGCAAAAAATACGATGCGATTGTTGAAGGCATCGACATTTATAATCGCAATCGTCCGCTGGTGTCGTTGCCGTGGGAAGGGTTGGACGATTATTTGCCACACCCTGAACAGTTACCGGATGACGTTGTGACGGTTCAACGAATCAACGACGTTTATGATTCGTTAGGTATCCAGAGAAATGAACCTGTTCATGCGCGTGAAGGGTTTTTTTGATGGGCACACATTCGTACTACAGAGACACGGCAAGAGTCGCCGATGTGTTGCAGTGGATGAATACGGGCATCATCGAAGTTGTCGGGGATGTCATTTACAAGAATCATAAAAACGGTGATCGATGTGAATTGTCTCGACGGCGAACAAAACGCAAAGGGATGTCGGACGGGGATTGGCGCGTCGATTTGGCGGTCGGCAAGGTGCGTCGATCGATGATGGTTTCGCAGGTCGTGTGGATGTGGAATACACGTTGCGAAATCCCAAAAGATTTTGAAATCCATCACATTGATGAGAATTTCGACAACAACGCATTTTCAAATCTGATTTGCGTCCACATGATTGATCACCAAAAATTTCATCAAATGGATGGGGTTGGTGACGAGGAAACACCGTTTTGAAAAAACAATCGAAGCGTCGACGTCGGCCCGGAAATGCACGAATCAAGGTGTCACCAAAAATTGATCGAACCACAGACGGCATTGTGTTCGATTCAAAAATGGAAATGCATAGGTATTTACTACTGAAACGTTTGCAGAATTTAGGGCGCATTTTGCATTTGGAATTGCAACCAGAATTTCCGATTGCAGTTGAAACAGAAACAAAGGAATGTTTGCCGCGACGACCTGAATCGAAATCAGAAAAACTGATGTTTGTCTACCGTGGGGATTTTCGATATTTGCGAGTCGATACGCAACAGGTTGTCGTCGAAGATGTCAAAGGTCATCGCACTGAAATTTATCGCATGAAAAAGAAATTCGTTGAGGCTGTTCATGGCATTGAAATCGAGGAAATCACAAAACCAAAACAATGGTAATTTTCAGCCTGCGAATAAATGTTGCGGCGCGAATCCGTTGGGTTTGGATTTAGGCGAATCTATTCGTGTGAAGGCGGTATCGTACGTCGATTACACGGAACAGGGGAAAAAAGAACATTTTCGCCATCCCATTGATGCTGTTGTTGTTGTGTGCGGTACCTGTCAGAAATGCACGGGACAGTATGAACCGGAATTTCGGGGATACCCGCCGTATTACGAGGATGCGACATCATCGCGTTTGAAAGTCGAAAATCGCATCCGTTTTTACATCTGCCGACGTACAATTGATGGACCAGAATTGTTGATTCATCCTGATGATGTGGTGGTGTGATGATGCGTGTTTTTTTCGGTATGTTGTGTTCGATGGCGTGTACGTGGCACATGCACCGATTATGTGATGCACTGGAATTACAACAAGATGTACGGGCACCGGCAGCCAGTTTGATCGGTGCGTTGTGTATGACGTATTTATTCCCGTGGATGATGAGTGATGATCGTTGATTTTACATCTGAATTGCCCGGAATGTTCAAAGAACCATGATTGAAAAAATCACGATCGAGAATTTCCAAAAACACCGCAAATCGGTGTTCGAATTCGATCCTGTCACAACGTTTGTCGGACCATCTGACACCGGCAAATCGGCGATCATGCGGGCGTTGCGTTGGGTGATGTTGAATGAACCCGATGGTGATTCGTTTGTGTCGTACGGCGCGAAAGGCTGCACGGTTCGTCTGTACGTCGACGGACATGTGATTGTTCGGCGTCGAGGTGGATCGAAGAACGAATACGAACTTGACGGGGAAGTTTACAAGGCATTCGGGCGGGGCGGTGTCCCTGAACAGATCGCCGAAATTTTGCGGGTCACACCGATCAATTTTCAATCACAACATGATTTGTTGTACTGGTTGCAGTTGAACGGGGCAGATTTGGCAAAGGCATTGAACCGGGTCGTCGATTTGGAAATCATCGATGCATCGCTGGTCGAGGTCAACAAACGTTTGCGTCGGTCAAAATCTGAATTGGAAATTCGCGATCGTGATCTGATCGAAGTCGATCAACAAATTGATGCGTTAGATTGGTTTGAAATCGCCGATGTTGAATTCCGAAAATGTGTCCGAATCGCTGAAAAATGGCAGGATGTGCAAAAACAACAAAATGCGTTGTCGGTGTCACACCAGTCAGTGATCGATCTGAAGTCGCGTGAAAAGGTCATTTCTGATGCCGTGTCTGACGCGACGTTCGTTGAAATCGGTGACAGGATTGAAATCACGTCAAAACAGGCGAACGTACTACAGGCGATTTTGCGGGGTGTCAGGGCATCTGATCGAATCGTCGATCGATCGGCAGTCGGTCCCCTCGATTTGGACGTATTGTTAGGGGATTGGAAACAGGCGGCAGAACAACGACGTTTGTTGAAATCGGCAATTGATTTCGTCCATCAACAACAGTCATCCGTGACTGTTGTTGATCCCCTCGATTTTGATGAGGAAATCGCAGGAATGGAAAGCATCGCACAGGATGCTGCCGATTTGCATGAAATTATTCAGGCAGTCGAAATGTTGAGAAATAAAATCAGCCACATCGACGAGGAATTGAAACGATGGTCGGTGTACCTTGATCAGTTCGACGTGTGTCCGTTGTGCGGGAAATAATCGATGAAAGATTTGCAACCAGTTGCGATAACAATCGGCGATGTGCATTTGACGGTTCAACCGCCGGTTTCGCGTTCGCCGCATGCTGACATGTGGATCGATTATCAATGGCAACGGATGGACGAAGTTCGCCGGTTGTGTGATGAGTTTATGTGTCCATTGTTGATCGCTGGTGATGTGTTCGATGTGTGGTATCCACCGGCGAAATTGATCAACGCTGCAATCAGGATGTTTCGGCAATTTCCGTACAAAGTCTATGCCGTGCCGGGTCAGCATGATTTGCAAAACCACCGAATCGAAGCGATTGAAAACACGGGGTACCATACGCTGGAACTGGCAGGGGTGATTGAGACAATTCCGAACGACGGCAAACCGATGCGGGAATTGGGTTGCAATCTGTACGGTTTGCCGTGGATGGGTGAAATTCCGAAAGTATCAGAACAGGAACATGATCGATTGAATGTCCTCGTCGCACATGCATTCATTTGGACATCGGGCGAAAACGGATACGTTGGGGCAGATGATGAGGACAAATTGCCCGGTTGGCTGAAAAAGTTACAAGATTTCAACGTTGCGATTTTTGGCGATAATCACAAAGGGTTTTGGGTCAGCCCCAAAACTGGACCGACAACAATTTGGAACGGTGGTGCGTTTGTCTGTCGTACGAAAGCCGAAATCGATTATCGATGTCGCGCGGGAATCGTGTACAGTGACGGCACAATCGAACCGTATTATTTTTCAACAGATGCGGATTTGTGGTCGATTGAGGCACAACAGGAAACGGTCGATCGTGAATTTGATTTGTCAGGGTTGATCGATGAATTGAAAAACCTCGATCCTGATTCGATTGATTTTCAAGAAATCATCGACGCGCTATGCCGTGAACTCGATATCGATTCACGGGAAGTTGTTTCGTCAGTATTGGACACGGTCAGATGAACAAAAAACGCATTTCGAACCAATCATCGATCGAGGGTTCCGAATTGGAATACCGCACAAACATTATGCGGGTCATGGTTCGATCAAACTGGGATGAAAAAATCGTCGATCAGATTTTCAATCACGATACACCAGAAATTGAATTTGCTGAAAAATTGATTCAACAGCACGGCAACACAAAAGCGATGGAAATTTGCCGACGTTTTCAGTGTGACGATCCTGAAAAAGACATTCGACAGCTTGATTGGATTATCGTCGATGGTACCGTGATGCGGTGTTTGATGATTTTTGAAGGCGGTCACGAATTGTGGGGATTGCGACGGGATGGGCATTGGTCGCATCATTACATGTGCGACGTTCAACGACATGAACAATCGGCGTCACAATTGTCACAATTGAAAAACCCGATGCCGATCGAAACAACTTGCAAATCTGTAGCGGATGTTTTGCGTACTTTCGGATTTCGCGGATTGCGGTTCGAATCTGTCGAAAACACGACGCACCGAAAAGATGATTTCGGATCAGTTGAGCATTACCGGCGGGCAGTGTTGTGTTCGTCTGAATTGATCATCGTGCCGATTATTGATCATCATTCAGGGTTTGATGAGGATCGATACGAACGCGATTTGCGTGAATGGTTCACCGATATTTTTCCCGATGACGTTGTGATTGAGTATCACGAACAATGGGAATGGACATTTCATCGAAAGGCAAAATGATGACGGATGTTGTTGAAGAATACCGCAACGCGAAAAAACGCGTTCAGGAATTGAACGCCGAACGGGATCGGGCACAGGGCGCCATCGATCAGCAGATGAAAACATTGCAAGCTGATTTTGGTGTATCGTCGATCGAGGATGCCGAAAAGTTGCTGAAAGATTTGGAACGGCAGGAATCCGAATTGAAAGAGGAATTCGAAACGTCGTTCGATTCGTGGAAAGATAAGTACGGCGACAAACTTTGAAAAAATCCCCGATTTTTGTCGGGGTTTTGTTGACACATGGTAGATGCAACAAAATCAACTGGAGCTTGTGAACACTATGAAGACTCAACAAGAATGCTGGGAAGCTGTGATCGATGGCGAAACACTGGAAAACATCAGTGACCCGAACGACTGCTGGTGCATGTCGTCAGATGGGCATCTTGTTCATGCAATCACAGGCAGGCATCAACCGCCTTTTGGACTGCGCGAGGAATCGCCAAGAACTATCCACTAAGGGGAAGCGTGAGTGAACCGACTAGACCAGCGTTTAAGGAGGAATCCCATTGAACGTCAATTTTGAACTGACTCTGACTCGCGACGCACGTCACTGGGTGCGTGGTTACTGCTCCGGATGCGGAGTCCAGATTGATCATGTGCGCGGGCATGGGGATTCCCCCAAGCTTAACGCAGTGCGGATCTCGCTCGCCAAGCAGTTGGCAAAGCGTCACTTTTCCGTGGTCGAGATCAGCGAGGCGATCAATCACAGTGAGGAGTGGGTTACTCAGGCTATCAACCGCACACTGCCCAAGGAGACACGTAAGATCGCTGGCGAGACCTACGAGGTGGTTGCCGAGTGCCACGCCAAGCCGGGCAATATTATCCGTGAGGAACCTAAGCGGAACGGGACCACGCGGGTGTTGATTTTGCGCAAGGATACGAGTCCCCAAAATCTATGACCGGGCTAGACAGCAGCGGAATAAGGGCACATAATCAAATCAAATCCAACCGACTTATCCAAGGCGGTCTCACTCTTCGGAGCGGGACCGCCTTTTTTTGTGCGCGACGAAGGAGCGATACAGTGACTGATGCGGAGTTTGCCAAGAAAGCCGCTGCTGGGTTCAACAAAGAACTCGATGTGCCGTTCATCCCGGAAGGCCAGGAGGGCGCGTGGATTGAGTGGGCGATTCTCAAGATTGCTCCCGTTCACGGAGGCGTTGCGGGCTCTTGTGGGTGGTCAATGTACAGCGATCGCCAAAGACAATGGATCGGTAATCTATAGCCATGACTGCTTTGACGAATTGCTGCTCCGCGACCTTGACGCCGAGTGGGAGTTGGTGAAATGAACAACAACGTCAACTGCGTTGTTGTTGATCGCGAAAACGAATTGCGATCGCTGTGAAATTTTAAAAACTTTTCGATTTTTACCTATATCATCGATTGACACATGGTCGATGATAGGTATAATTGGGACGAGTCAAACACAACCTGAAAGGCAAACGATGTCAACCCGAACTGATATTCACTGCCCATCAAAACTGAATCCGTCCCAATATGAATACGTCGGGGCGTTCTATCATCCCGGAAAAAAGACCGTCCCGGATTACCTCGATTCGATCGTTGCCGGTTGGCTGGAATCGATTGATCAACACATGAGGGACACTGGCGGTAAATGGGCGAACCATAAACACGGCGGAACGTGCATGTCGTGCGGGGCACATGCGAAATATCTTGCTGTTTTCTATCATCAACCATCGAACGAATACATCGCGACAGGTTTCGATTGTGCCGTCAAAATCCAGTTGCAGCACGATCAGACTCAATTGAAGCGGATGAAAAAATCGTTCCAGAACGCGACCCGTATGGCGTTGAATTCAGAATTGGCAATTCAGGTCATGGAAAACAATGGTACATCGTTTGTTCTCGATTGGATCAATGACGACGAGATTGAAAAACGATTTCCCTGGTTCTGTTCGAATTCCACTAATTTCAAATCGTATTCGAATACATACTGGACCGTTATGGACATTGCATACAAGGTGCAACAGTACGGACAATTTTCCAGTGATCGACAACAAGATTTGTTTAATCGTAAAGTCGAATCAACATTGGCGTTGACGTTGAAAAACATCCTCGTCGATATGGACGAAAACGATGATACGCGTCCGTTTGTCGATGAAATCGTTGAATCGGGTGAATTCGTCGCATTGTTCCCATTCGCCGATTGGCTTGAAGAAAATATCGATTCACCGGTTTGTGAACTGATTCGATGTCAGTCACAGGAAACATTCGATAAGGGTGTGCAATGGTTTGTCGAACATCGCAGCAAAAAACCCATCGACACAACGACGCGCGAAATCACAGGGGAAGTGATTTCGGTAAAACACGTTGATTCAATGTACGGCGGCACATTGAAGGTGACGGTTCAGGATGATCGCGGGTTTCGCGTTTATGGGACATTGGCGGCAGCAATCGACGATGCCGTGAAGGGGGACCGAATTACTTTTCGTGTCGCAAACGTGAAGGCATCAAATGATGATGCGGCGTTTGGATTTTTCCAACGTCCGACGCGCGCTGCATTTCTTCACCGGGTCGAACGTGAAATTGATAATGTGCCTGTTGAATTTGACCCATTATCACATCACGCTTTTTGATGTCGTGGCGTACAATCAAACAAAGGGAATGTGACCAATGATTGATTTTGACGAAATTGATGACATTTCGGATCGCCTCGATGAAATCGAGGAAAATCGAAATCGTTTGTTGTCGAGGCGATCCGAATTGAAAAATCAGATTCAGAACCTCGACGACATCGTCAGGTCGATTGAAACGGCGCAGGGCGTGTTTCAATCAGCCAGTGAAACAATACAGTCGCGTGTACATGATCGATTGTCTGCGATCGTTTCACGGGCATTGTCGGACATTTTTGATGATCCGTACGAATTCAACATCTTGTTCGAACGGAAACGCGGCAAAACGGAAGCAAAAATCGTATTAGAACGTGATGGGATGCAAATTGATCCTGTTGAGGCGGCAGGCGGTGGTGTTGCCGATGTGATTGCGTTTGCGTTGCGCGTGGCATCGATGTTGATGCATCAACCACCATTGCGGCGGTTGATTTGTGCCGACGAGGCGTTGAAGTTTGTATCGAAAGAATATCGACAGGGTTGCCGGTCGTTGATTGATGTGTTGTCGGATGAATTCAACGTTCAGTTCATTACGGTCACACACGATCCCGTATTGACCACAGGAAAAGTGATTTCAACATGATGTCGTTCAATTTGAAATGTCCAGAATGCGGAAACGTGTTTGTTGATGACGGTACAGATGCCGAAATCGATTGCGATTGTGGATTCCCTGTATCAGACATGCCTGCCGACATGCAGGATTTGCCACAATGGGCGCCGGATGTTTCATCGTCATCGGTGTTCATGCACACCGATGACGACGAGGCAACCCGACAATCAGAGATCATAGAATCACGGGGAAAAATCTATTTACCGGATGGTGATGAAATCGAGGGTTTGGCGATGCGGTTCAGGCTGGATAGTGTTCGCCGAAAAGAAAACGAGGGTGAAAATTCCAGTCGAACGCGACATGCGCGCGTCAACGACGGTCATTTTAGAACGTGTAAATCAACAGTGGAATTTAACGATGTCGATGAGTTATGAAAAATGTGATGGTGACAGGTGGCGGCGGATTCATTGGTTCACATCTGGTCGATGTGTTGTTGTCCCGTTGTGAGACGATTTTGATCATCGAAAAATTCGACGAAAATTCATCGGTGAAGCCGATGACTGAATCGATGCAACATATCATGAAATACGTCGATGGCGGTCCTGAGACCCATCGCGCCGTGACGTTGTCATATAATCCTTACGGATTATGTTCGTCGGCAATCAGTGAAATGCTAGATCATTGTAACATCGACACCGTGTTTCATTTGGCGGCAAATCCATCCGTCGCAAAATGCGAATCCAGTCACACCGCGATTCAGGATAATTTCGAAACGACGGTTCGGATGATTAACGAGGTCAACGCGTCGTCGACGGTGAAACGGTTTGTGTATGCGGCATCGGGTGGCACCGTTTACGGTGAAGGTTGCCAGATTCCATCATCAGAATACTCGACGCCTCGACCATCATCTGAATACGGTTTGACAAAACATTTCGGTGAATTATGGATGAGACAATTGCGACCTGACATTGCTGGTGTTTCATTGCGATTGGCGAATGTGTACGGACAGCGTCAAAATCCGCATGGCGAATCTGGCGTGATCGCTGCATGGTTGAACAAAGTCGCGAATGACGAACCGTTGATCATTTACGGCGACGGAAATCAGACACGGGACTACATTCACGTTGATGATGTGGTGACGGCGTTCATCGATGCGGTGTCGTGGACGATGCGAAATGACTACGAACCCGGATTTGACGTGTTCAACATCGGCACCGAAAAAGAAACAACGATCAACGAACTGTATGATCATTTTTGTGCGGTGTTCAATCGTAAATTACCAGTTGACCGAAAACCCGAACGTGAATTCGAAATCAAATGTAATCACCTGAAAAACGCAAAAGCTAGTCGCGTTTTGGGATGGTGTCCTCGCGTTGAATTGCCGATCGGATTGGCGGAAACGGTAGGTGCGTTTTGATCAATCATGGGTCACCGTTGCCGCATCAGATCGCCATTGCGATGTCATCGATGGATTTTTCGGAACTCGAAAAACGAATCAAATCGGCGTACCCGAATGCCACATTCATCAGAGTACAGGACACGATCACAGTCGATTTAGGATTGGTTCATTTATCTGCCGCACGATTAGAAGAAATTCAAATCCAGTTGCAACAGGTCGCGAAACAGGTTGCCGAAATTGGATCGGCGATGAATCAGATCATCAAAAATCTGTTTCTGGATGAAAACGTTTTACTGAAACCGACGGATTGTTTCGGTCCGATGTTGCTGATGTGGCGTATAATCAAAGTGATCCAAGTGATCAGGAACAAGGGACCGCCTGATTCAATCGAGCTATTTCCGAGATTTGAGAGACGATGCCCGGCGATCTTGCCGGGTCGCATAACGGGCATCGTCATTTGAAAGGCAAAACGATGTCACAGGCAAAATATTTTTTGCTGATCGATGATGAAAAAATCGATCAAATTTGTGATGAACTGAAACAGTGGACAGAAAAACGACACGCCGCGTGTCGTATGTCTCGTCGGGTCGGCGGTAATCGAAACACGGTGTACACATCATCGAATATTCAGGACGAATTCGTTTCCGGTTTCAAATTTGCAAACGAATCGAAAGTCGACAAAAAACAGTTCAAACGGTTGAAGGGTGCGCCAGATGGGTGGTGTCCTCGCGCGGATTCGAAATACAAAGATGAATTCAGATCGTTTCGTTCATCATTCCCGATGATGTTGCGCAGAATCGCAGATGTCGATATTTGGCGAGGAATCGGACATTACATCGATCGTGAAAATCAGATCATCGTCATCGCGGTCGGTGACAGTATGCAAAGCGGGACGTACAAACCGCCTGCACATCTTAAACGGATTTCGGACATCACCGCCGAAAAAATCAAAAATGGAGAAATCACCGATGTTGGTTCTATCGAGATACAAGGATGAGGTTGTTGTGATTGGGGATGATATCCAAATCATGATCATCGATATTCGCGGTGACAAAGTTCGATTAGGGATTCAGGCACCGACGTCGGTGCCGATCCATCGAAAAGAAGTATACGACGCGATTCAAAAAGAACGTCAAAAGGACGATTGATAACATGCCTCATCCTGACGAGAAAATCCAAAATAACGCAATCGATTGTGTGGTATCGATGGAAAATGCCATATTTCGTTGCGGGGGTAGTATTGAATTGTCACGATTGCTCAACATGACGATACAACAATTCATCACAAGTGTTGCGGCGCCGAATGGTGTTCGATTCTGCACAACGGACGATTTGGAAATTGCGGGTATGTCAAAACAGAAACCCGAAATTGATCCCGATGAGGTGTGAAAATGTCGCAGGAAGAATATGCATTTTTGTTCGCGTTCGGCGTGATCGTCGTTTTTGGATTTTTGCACATGATTCGTCATTTTTTTGAATCGCGAAAAACGTGGACGATCGAAAAGATGTCGAAA